TTTTTTGGAAGAACACGCACATTTAAATAACTAGGTAAGTAAACCAAGTGTGTTCCAATAAGTCCTGCTCCATACGGAGGTAAATTAATCTTTTTAAAGTTTCTGCTTTCTTTCCAATGTACCAGTTCAGTTATGTTTAAAACATTCAACAGTTGTACGGCACATGCAATGTTGACAATAATGTTATTAGGCGTATCGTCTAATCTTTCTAGATTAGCAACTACGTCATTCCATTTACTTGGATAACGAATATAATCATTACGAATACCCACTGCATCAATACTAAAATTAAATTTTACTTCTTTAAAATGTTTCCATAATTCAAAAAGTTTTTCTGGTAATTCTAATCCATTCGAATTGTAACGTAGCATACACGATTTAGCGGATCCAGTTTCTACCATAAATTCTAAAATCTTATAGTGTTCAGGTATTAACAAAGGTTCACCGCCTGCAAAATAAAGTTCACGAATATTACAGGCGTTTGAACGCATTTCCTCTAAAAAACTACTTTTTTGATACCAAGTATAATCATAATTTTTATCCCACACTTGATCATTTTTTAATTCTATATTTTTATAATTAGGATACTGTATCCGCCATTCTTTAATCCAACTACTGCTATCATGAGGACTACACATAATACACTTTAATTGACACATGTTACCGAGACGAAGATCAAAATAAGGAATACTAACAGGTAACGATCCATCAGCTTTTGTTTGATCAACAATAGACTGTATATCTAATCTTTCTTTCCAGACATCAGTTTCCCAATTACGTTTACTTTTAATACCTTTTTGTTCTTCTTCAAAACATTTAGTACAACTTCTTGGAATTTCTTCGCTGAGCATTTGAAGTCGGGTATTACGCATGAATTCACTATTCCATATTTCTTCAATAGAATGTGTTTTAAGATTCATGTCTTTAACCAATCCAGCATCTTTGATATCAACAACTCCGGCTCCACTGGCATTGGCAGTACAGCACACTCGCACGTCTCCATTTGGACGTGTGGCTATGTGTATCCATGGTAAAGGGCAGAATGTCTTGCTCATAATTGTTTTCGTTTAGGTAATTTAATTTCGGTAGGACACTCACACCACATTTGTTTACAAGTTGTTTCTACAAGAGTTGAAGCTGTAAACTTTTCAGTAAAATCGACATCATATATAGACAGTGGCGTATCTAAATTAAATAAATTCCTTGCTCCGCAAGCGCCATGTATTTCGCCGTTAAAGCCTATCATAAATCTATCTAACCCTATATTACATTTCCAATTATAAAAACGATACCAATCATTTTCCATAATGGTAAACGTATCTGCTTTTATAGTTTCATTATTGTTTAAAATTAGTTGCATACCGTTGTCAGGATCGTACAGTCTACCCAAGTCTTTCATTTTTTGCAACCATTCAGACGGGGGTAATTTTTTAATTTTATCTTTAATGTAGGCGGTTTGTTCAGATGTGAACTTACCCATGTCTCCATTAATTAATACTGGACGTACTTTTAATAACCAAGGAGTTGGATGTTCTGCTAGTGTTTTTGTAATTGCAACTGATTTATCCCAATTAGCAGGATCCATCATTACATTGGCATTAATTAAACAATCAGTATTATTGTAGATCCAGTCCATGACTTCGATAATATGATCTGATTGTGTGTATTCGTTGTGAATACTAATACAGATGTCATCAAAAAATTGTGCGTATTCCTTCCACCAATTTAATTTTCGAGAACCGTTAGTAACTAGACTGACACTACAACCTAAAACATTGCTACAATATTCGGCAAATTCTCCTAATTTTGGCCACAAGGTAGGTTCACCACCTGTGATATTGAGTCGTATATTGGTTTTGTTTAAAGTAGTCCTATATATGGACAACATATGACCTAGATTCTTTTTTACAGTTTCTAAGTCATTGGTAAATTTAATTTTGCCATCTCGATTTATTTGAGCACAATAATGACAGTCATAGTTACAGGCTGTACCTACTAAATATTCGGCACTTAGAAAATTTTTGTAATTGTTGTTGATTATAGCTATGGGTTTCATTTTTTACCAATTATCATCCAACGAGTATACAAAGGTAATTCTAATTCTCCTGCCCATATTGCATCGATGCCAGATTGTTGTTTAAATTTATCTAAACTGTCAGCTGTACGTATATGTTCATCTATAGCATAGTTATTACTTTGTAATACAAGTAAACTATTTGAAGGTATTATGTTCAACCAACTGTGATACTGTGCCTGTGTAATGTGTTCACAACTAGTATTAATTACTATATTTGCGTGACTTGGGACATTACACATATCTTCTGTAATGGCTGTGAATCTGCCTTGTATTTCTTCACCTTTATTCATCATAGTTGCAATAGACTCACAACTAGCATCTATGTCTATACTACGAATTTTCCAAACAGGAATAGTACTTTGAAATATCATACTGGCCAGTACTCCGACCCATCCGCCGTATATATCAATATCAACAGGACCAGTAGTAACTGAACAGTGTAACTGTAGTGCTTCTATTAACCATTCTTTACTTTTAAGTTGGCCAGACCAAAAGGCATCCATGGTACGCATAGGGTCTGGACTTTGTCTAATAGCCTGCATCCAATAATGCAAATGTTCTGTATCAATCTTCATAAGAGTCTATTGCCTGTTTGATCAGGTTGAATACTTTGTTATTTTTTTCTTCATTCCTTAAATGATTAGGAAAATATTTTTTGTTTACATTTTCAATGGTATCATCTTCTAATACAATATCCATTAAAGGAGTATCGATTACTGTACCGTGTTTCCAATTAAAATTGTAAGGTTTGGCAAAACTCCAAAGATGCACAATCTTAGAATTACAATTAGACAATATATTTAAATCAAAATATTGCAAGGCTGCAATATACTGCAACTCTACAAGTTCGGGATCATATAAGTGTTTATAGTATTCTTTTGCGGCTTTAAAAACAAAAGGATGCAGTATCTTATTTTCTCTATTTTCAACTGTGGAAGCAGTTAGTGTTCTAACTTGTCTATGAAATAGTCTTCCAGGGTCAGTCCACACAAAAATACACACATCTGGTATGTTATGAATATCAAATTGTAGTAGCATTATATCCCATATAGAACTTGCACCGATACCTAAATTTACAATATCGGCATTATAATGATTTTTAAGTTTTCTTATATAAGTTTCACCATAGGGAAATTTACTTTCAAACTCACAAAAACTATCTCCATAGAAACCTATTTTCATTTAGAAAATTGCTCCAAGAATTTATCAACTTCCCCACATTGTTTACTACATTCTCTTAATGGAATATTACTCCATGACTGTTCAATATCTGAAAACATTCCTTCGTTAAAAATTTCATCCAAAGACAAATCATGTAAATTCAAATGTCTTCCAATAATGTCCATATAATCGATGCGACTAAAACTGTGAGGAGGCATCCATTCCATGTCTAGCCAGCAACATGGGACAACATTACCAGTAGCACTTACATACATGCTTTTTTCATTTTTAACTTTACAACTAATGACTTTCTTTTCTTCTACTGGTTTGGTAGCGTATTGATGTACTCTACTAGTTAGATCTTTACTTTTTTCCGTAGCATATAATATATGTATAGTTTTACCTGTTTTGTCTAGCACATTAAGAGAACCGTTATGAAATCTAGAAGTGTTTTTGATAGCAATTTCTTTAAAACCTAATTCTTTAGAAAGAGACTTACAGTCATCTATTTGATGTTGATTATGATCAAACACCAGCATGTCCCATATGGCATAGCCGCCTGCTTGTATAAAAGATTTAGCATTGGTAATAATTTTATCCCAATCTGTACCTATTCTGTATAGTGCATGAGTGTCTGATAACCCGTCAATACCAAATCGAACTACTACACCTAGTTTGGCTAGTTTAGTCCACCATGCGGTATTGCGAGCACTACCATTGGTATTCATGCCTAATGATATATTTGGGTTAGTTGATTTTAGATAGGTAAAAATTTCTAACGTATCTTTAGCAACAACCGGATCTCCTAAATTGCCGCACATATACAGTCTATCTAATTGTTTTATAAAATCGACAGGAAACCATTTTATAAAGTCGTCCAGAGTTATTTCAGTAATAGCGATAAACGGGTTATCAACACCCCCTTGTATGTTACGACTACACATGGGACAACTGGCTTGACACTTGCTAGTTATTTCAAGGTGTATAGTTTTTATTTGATTTAATTTATACATTTTGGTATTTTGCTATCGGCACTACTAACGCAACGGTCTGTAACGCAAAGTCTAGGGGCGGAAAACAAAGTAAATTTTTCTATCGTGCCCAAGGGTTCTTCTCGGCAACTATAGGCCCTTTTAACCTCATTACCTCTAATTATAACACTCTGATATCCGCTATTACAATACCAATTGGTAAAACTATTAAATCCTAATGCATTGAATCGTTCTGCTTGGTCTATGTAATAATCCTGTTCACCATCAGTTAGGCGTATTTGATATCCTTCTTGTTGAGTAAAATCATTCTGCATGATATCAATCATTTCAGAAGTATAACCATCTACAATGGCTGTAGCTGTATCGTTACTTTGTGGTTTGAGTGTTACATTAATTCCACGGTCTCGAAATCGTTTACAACGTTCTAAAGTTTCAAAAAATACATCTGGCACCATAACTTGATTGATTGTTACATGTACACCGTTATACATCAACTGTAAACACTTGTCGCCAAATTCTTGTTCTCGAGCAAATTCTGCATGGAAACTAGCTGTTATACTTTTTCTCTGTAGTACTGATGTAACGTCACACCAAGTATTCCACCACTTTGATCCAGGACTTAAATTAGTGGTCATATGTATACTTTGATATGTACTGGTCGTTTCATCCAAATGTCTAATTAAATCAATTAGTTGTTTATAGGCTGTTGGTTCGCCTCCACTAAAACTCCAGTGGAATTCGGTGAATCCGTTCAAACCAGCTTGACGTTTTATCTCATCTACTGTAGACTTATACACTTCTAATGTTTGGTAATCCAAACTATCACTACGAGCATAGGGCCAGCAGTATGAACATTTGTAGTTACAAAATCTGCCCAATATCCAACTTATGTTAAATAAAGGACGATCCAACATTGTTTGTTGTCCAAACCGTTGTATTTTTTCGAATGGTATAAGAGAGAAATTCATTGACAGTATTTACACAAGGTGTTATAATCGCTGTATGGACGTGAGTGTAACTGGTAAACCTCCTCCTAGTAAGCTGACCCCCGGCTGAACGGAGGGTACGGGGCTTGGTCTTAGACTGCCTTTGGAAGTTCGAATCTTCCCGTCCATACCATTTTATATATTATTTAATATGAAAAAAATAGCAAGTAGTCCAGAACGTCATACTTTCCAAAAGGAAGGGTATATCAAACGCT